ACTCGAATTAATCTGTGAAAAGTGAGCAAATAAGTCTGCGCCACCATCGTCCGGAGTAATGAATCCAAAACCTTTGGCGTCGTTAAACCATTTTACTTTTCCTGTTACCATTTTACTTTTTTCCTTGTGTTAAAAATGTTTATCTGTGTGTGTGATTAAAATTGATTGTTAAACCAACCAACTTTTTTACCTTCTGCAATGCGTTTTTCATATGCTTCTACACTTCCGGGCCATCTCCAGGCCCAAATTGCCACCAAGCACATAAAGGCTGCTGTATATAGTATACCACGAGTAGGCACATTTGTCAACCACATGATTATCAAACTGCTGCTCATCATGGCCAACATAAAGTATTTCATCTTGGTTGGGAATACCCTGCGCTCATTCCAATTAGTCAAGAATGGGCCGAATATTTTGTGGTTGTATAACCAGGCATGCATGGTAGGCGACCCTTTGGCAAAACAGTATGCGGCAAACACCACAAATATACTGTAGGGTATGCCGGGAGTGATTAATCCAATATAGGCCATGCCTAGGCTAAGAAACCCTAGTATTTTCCAAAATAATTTTTTCATATTATGCTGCCACCACTCTGTTAGATATTGCACCAACAATAATATCGGAGTGTAAATTTGGTGTAAATTTTCCGCCTGCTGCACCATTCAGTGTTGCTAATTTATTTTGAGACGGTGTTTTCTTGCCTCCATTCGGCAATCCCGGAATTGCATAACTCACGTGTATCCACACAGTCTTGTTTGGTAGATATTCCAACAGCAGTTGATCGTAGGGAATGTTTTTACTAATCCATACAGCAATATCAAAATAATCGTGTGCGCCCACTCCTCTAAACTGTAGGTCCATGGCCTGACCGGTGCCGTGTTGGCTTTTAGGATCGTTGTGTCTAAAACTATTGGTTATGGTTGCGTTTGGATATTTGGCCTTGACAGGTTCCCAAACATTTAATGCCAGTGCCGCTAGATTATTGACCACCGCACTTGGGCCGCTGACTGAAGGTGCGCATTGTGCTAGTTGAGGAATGGTTCTAGGAAAGGTAACTGCCTTTATCATTGTACCTAGTGTGGTGCCGTTGGGTGTTAGAACAGTAGCAAAACTTATGTCGCCAGTAACTGCCGCAGCGTCCCGCCCTTGAACCGGCGCACCAGGACCTACACCATCTGTTTTAGGAGTCGGAGTTGTAGTAATAATCTTGTATTCTTCAGCAGTAATTCTACCTTCTGCGAGAAATTGATCAGCTTGAGCTTTGCCCGCGGTATTATCGTCATCACCTTCTACGTTCTGCACAGCTGCTGTCACAGTGACCTTGGGCACAGTGGTAGCTGTGAATGTTCCCGGTGTTGTGGCTGCATCATACAGAGCAATTTCAACACCATTGGCAAAAACATTAAAGGGATTATATAGGGGTTCTTGACGACTTAGTGTTCCGGCTGCATGATTATGCGGTACAAGAAAATGTCCACCAACACTACTAGATCCCGCGCCGGGGGTGGTCGACTGTGTGGTAGGAGTAGTTGCCATACACTATTTAAGCCAATGCAATACCAGTGGTCTGCTGTATGAACTGATCAGCAAACTGTTTGTCTGTGGCTTCTGCCACTGCCACCACAGCTTTGGCTATTCTGATTTCTTTGCTGGGATCTACAGTAAACAGATAGGGCATTAACGCTGGACCTTTTGGACTCATGGCAATCACCATAGGATGAGCTAGTTTGTAGTGCATGATTTGATCATCAACCAGCTTTGCTACCAACTCTTCTCCACTGGTTAGTTTCACTGTGATCACTTCACCTACTGTTACGCCTTTGTCAATTAACATTCTATTTTTCCTAGTTTAATATCCGCTACCGTTAAATCCGGTTTCGTCGATGTATTTTCTTAATTCTGTAAATCCACCAATGGATGTTCCGTTGATGATAATTTGTGGCACTGTTCTAGCATTCGGAACAGCTTCTAATAATTCTTCTCGAGTGTATCCATCTCCGATTTTACGTTCTTCAAATTTAATACCTTGTTGTTTCAATAATGCCTTGGCCTGATCACAATAGGGACAATTATACTTGCTCCATATAATAACTGGGTTCATTTTGTTTCCTTTATTAACCTGTGTATACAATACCGCCGTTCTTGTCTGTGACTCTGACCAGCAGCATGCCTTTGTTTTTATAACTCAGTGCTGCTGCTATGGCCGCCTGCTCATTGCCATAGTGTCCTATGGTAGTCCAAGATTCGTAGGGATTGCTTCTTTTGAACTGTGCTTTATACATGATTTATTATATAGCCGGAAGAGCGTCATAGTCAAGATTTTCGCTCATTATACCTATGACATAATTGGTGCTTTCGCTTTCTTGCAGAGCCGTTTGCTTTTTGCTGGTATCAACGTGTTTGTTAAACCAAGGAATTGGAGTTGATCTTGGAGCAGCTTGTTGATATTTAATTCCGATTTCTTTAAGTGCGCTGACTGCTGTGTAATCCACAAAGTCTTTGAGAATGTTGGCATTCAAACCAATCACTGGTCCTTTGTTAAACAAATAGTCAGCCCAGGCTTTTTCTTCACGGATGACATCTAGATACAGTGCATATACTTCTGCTTCGCATTCTTGCTTGGCTTCTGCAAAGCGGCTGTCTTCTTTGACCACTTGATTGATAAGAAAGGCAGTCCAACCTTTGTGTAGAAGTTCATCTTGTAGGATTAGGCTGATAATGTTTCCATTGCCAATAAAGATCTTATTCTCTACCATGGCCAAGCTGGTAGCGAAAGATACCATAAAGCGGAATGCTTCTAGTGCATAGCTGGCATGTAGTGCCATCCAAATTGCTCGGATATATTCTTTCTCTGGAATGTTTTCACCCATTTGTTTACGGCAGTTGACCATGTGCAGTGCTTCATAGTAGTTGCCAACACTTGATGCCATGTCTACAATTTCTTTGGTATCATGAATAGTATTGAACACATCCTTGGGCACATTGTAGATGTTACGGATGATGTGACTATAGCTCTTGCTGTGAATGTTGGTTTCAAAGAATGTCCAGTTATAGACCAGTGCTTCTAATTCTGGCAAACTGATAACAGGCATGAATATTTGGCTTGGACCACGTCCTTGCAAACTGTCAAGAGCAGTTTGACGTAGCAAGTTGCTGGTAAAAATATGCTTGACTGCATCTGAGGCTTCTTTGAAATCATTTGAATCTTTGGTAAGACTGATCTCTTCTGGCTGCCAAAAGAAACCACGTGCTGTGGCTTCAAAGTCGGCAATCTTTTTGTATTTGACTTCTTCAAAGCGTTGTATGGTTACCGGGCCAGCTGGGTCCAGAAACATTTTACGATTAAGGTAGTCTGTCTTTGTGTTTAGGTTGTATTGTTGTTTACTCATTTGTTGTGTCGTATGTTTGTTGAAAGATATCTTTCTTTACTGCGCCGTAGTCGCCCTCGCCATGACGTACAATGTAATCGTTGCCTTTGGTATAGTTTAGATCACCCCATGATGTGCGTAGCACACCATCATGATCTGCAAGTTTCGCTATCTTGGGGATCTTCTTAGGTGTAGCGATACCGTTTCCTTGATCGTCTTTGAGATTTTCAAACTTCTCTGGAGTAATAGGATATTTCTCACCTTTTGGACCTGTCATGATATAATGCCCTGCTTCATATCGAACTGGCCCTTCTAGGGTATCGACTGTTCCGGGTTCTTGGGCGATTTCATACTTTTCTTCAGCTGGCTTTTTAAAAGTTTTAAAAGCACCATCCTTGAACCATTCATCATCTACCGTAGTAGATTCTGAAATCAAATCAATATATTCTCTTAATGTTTTCATAATTTGCATGCTTCACAATCTTCGTCTTCTTCTATGACTTCACGTTCGTTGTGGAATCCGTTGTAGTGAACTTCTGGTGTTCTTTGTTCTTGTCTACTGCCAGCTTTGTTAATCAAACTATAGTAGAATGTCTTCAATCCCCATACATGTGCCTGCATGAGATTCTTGGCTATCAGTGTAGTGGGAACTTTTCGATCTGCGAAGTGTGCAGGATTGTAAAAGGTATTGGTTGAAATACTTTGATCCACATATGCAGCCAACACCGCAGCTGTTTTCAAGTAGCCGTCACAGTCTTTCTGGTCCCACATCATCTGATACTTGTGTTTCAATCTATTGTATTCTGGAACCACCTGTGTGAATGATCCTGCCTTGCTTTCTTTGGTAGAGATCAAACTCATAGGCATTTCAATTCCGTTGGTGGAATTGATAACCACAGAACTAGACTCCACAGGTGCGATAGCCATTAATGTAGCATTTCGCACACCGTGTTGTTTCATTTCTTGTCGGAGTGGTTCCCAGTCAAGCTCTGGGGTAAAGTCAGTGAGTTCGTTGACTCCTCTGGCTCTTCTTTCCCAAGGGAACTCTCCCTTGCCGTATCTGGTGTGATCGGAATCTTTGCAACGTCCTCTTTCTTTCGCCATCTCGACCGTGGCTTCTGTAAGGTAAAAGGCTTGATGCTCCATCCAAACTTTAACTTCTGCCAGTGCGTCTTTGTCGCCATATTTTATTCCCCTTCTTGCATGCCAATAAGCAAGGTTGGTCACTCCGATGCCTAAGGGTTGGATTTCATCGTTGCTGAGCTTGCTTTGGATGCTCAAGAAATCTTGATAGTCCAAAATATTGCACAGGCTACGCTGTAGTATGCGACATGCACGGCGCATGTCTTCTGGGTTACGGAACGCACCCCAGTTGATGGATCCCAGTGTACATAACGCTATGCGTCCTGTCTCGTCGTCTAGTCTTTTAAATGGACGAGTCGGTAGTAAGATCTCACAGCACAGGTTACTTTGATATATGGTATGATACTCTGGATCAAATGGACCCTGCTCCATAACATTATCAATAAACACCAAATAGATGCGACCTGTGTCTGTACGCTCCTTGAGAATGCCTGACCGAAATACTTCTTCAGCACTCATTGTTTTCTTACGCAAGTCTTTGCGTTTTTCGTATTTTACATATAGCTCTTCAAATCTCTGTGTGTTTTTATAAAATGCTTCGTATAGGTCTGGGACCTCATTAGGATCAAAGAAGGTTATGTCTTCTTTGTTTTTAAATCGTCTCCAGAAGAAAGCACTAAGCACAACCCCATAATCCATATGACGGACTCGGGTTTCTTCTGTTCCTTGATTGTTTTTAAGAACAATAAGATCATCAAACTGAAGATGCCAAATAGGATAGAATACAGTAGCACTTGCATTACGAATACCTCCTTGTGAGCACGAGCGCAAATCTCCAAACCACTTCTTCAAGAAGGGAATCATACCTGTGTGCATGATTTCGCCGCCTCTGATGGGACTACCCAGCGATCTCAAGCGACCAATCTCTAGTCCAATGCCAGCACGTTTGCTGGCATACTTGGCCATCATCTCACCAGAAGCAAATATGCTATCCAGATCGTCGTCACTGCGGATAAGAACACAACTAGAAAACTGCTTAGTAGGAGTGCCGAGCCCAGCCAACACAGGTGTAGCAAGAGTAAACAAACCATCGGATGCCGCTGTATAATATTCTTTAATGTAACGCATTCTTGCAGCATTCGGCTCTTCTTTATGGAACACAGTCGCTGCTGCCACCATATATCTAACTTGTGGAGTTTCATAAGTTTCCTTTGTCGCACGATTTTTTACGAGGTATTTCTCAATTAACTGTTCAATGGCAGCATAGGAATACTCCTCATCCTTGGCATGATCAATGAAGTCATGCATGCGATTCCAATCATCCTCCGAATACCATTCTAGAAGTTCTGGAGTATACAATCCCACAGAAACATTCTTCTTGACGATGTCATAAAGGTGGGGAGGCTCGTATTGTCCATACACATCCTTTCTTAACATGCTGAGTCGTTGTTTGCCCGCTACAAATTGATAATTGGTATTGCCTACATCTGGATTTGATTCAACATCAATTAGATCCACTATGGCTCTTAGTGTGAGCCCATCTATAGCTGCTGTGGTGATTCCATCGTAGAAGTGAGGCTGTGCTTTGATTTCTATCATTGACTGACTTACATCAGCGATGCCTTGACAGACTTTGGCAACCTGCGCTTGCCATTTTTCTACTGCCAACGGTTCTTTGTTGCCGTTTCTTTTAATAACTGTGATGCTCATTTATCGTTCTCTGTTTTATTGTTGTGGGATATTTATTGCAGTTTACTAACTGCATATATTGTCTTGGTATCGAGGTTTTTGAGTTGTGCTACACTGACTACTGTGCCATATTCAAGGTTAAGAACCCGGTCGTCGCCGACTACTAACATGTATTGGTGATGTTTCTTTTGTGGGCACATAGACATATGTATCTCGCATTTGGTATCAATAAACCGCTGTGTTAATTTAATAGTATACAGCATTCCTAGCACCAATGCAAGATCATCTAGCCTAAGATCCAACATGAGATGCCATGGATCGGGCCATTCTGAGGGGAGTTGTGGATCTAAATACGGGCTTACAAAAGGTGCATGACACCAAAGTTCAGCAACATCTTCCAATGGAGTTGGACTTGTTTCTAAACTTTCTCTAAACTGTCTCCACGCTGCTAGTCTTTTGGTCCCATACTCGTCAAACACCGTAGGCCACATCATACGATATGGACCCGGTTATACCGGTGGCAAGAGGATTTTTATAAGTCAACATCACAGTGTCTATTACTGGCGCTGTTGAATCATCTAAGACGGTGTTACTGCTCTTAGACACGCTGAATTCAAAATTGGTCATTGTGTTTCCTCCCGGTGATATCAATGTGTTAGGTGAATATGCAAAATTGTCTAGTATTGAAACATCACTGCCGTGACTGGCAGGACTGAGATCGTCACCGATGGCAATAATTAGTTTACCGTATCTAGTGTGTTCTCCTAGCTTTAGACAGTAATTGATCTCTGTGAATTTATTCTGCGCAGAAAATGCTGCTAGAGGTGTAAAACTATCTGACAAATATATCAGAGCATAATTTTTGTCAACTAAGGTCACTCCTGCGCTGTTATATACTTCTGAGAACGCTGCTGTGGAGGCGCCAACACTAACAGATTGCTGTCGATTGCTTGAACAGTCTACCAATACATTTCCTATCATCTCGCCAAAATAAACCATGTAGTCGTTGGGGTTGGCACTGTTACCTAACCCGTTACCAACATTGAAAAATTTTGCTCTTTGTATTAGTGTGCCTTGGCCAGCAGTGGCTCTAAAGGCCTGATTGAATATTTCCTGAAACTCACAGTCATTGATCTGCCATCGGGTGCCTTGTGTAGCCACTCCTTCAACATAAATCGCTGTGTCGTTGACAAAAAATTCACAGTCTTGAAATCTTATATCTGTATCGAAGACTGCGTTTTGTAGACATTTTATAGATATAGCATTTTCTTGAAACACACATTTTTCAAAAGTCACATTGGTAGTTCTTATACCAACTAGAGTATTTTGCCAAAACACAGCTGCTGGTGCTGTTGCTATGACAGTGGTGTTGCCTAGAGCATAACTGCCAAGAAATTTCACAGCATTAAATTCGCTGTCTGCTACACCAGACAAGGTTAACTGTCCAGTAGTGCGTTTGATGGTAAAATTACTGAAGTGGAGATTAGTAGGTCGGTTGGTGCTGTTGAAATCCCCTAGATCGAGACCTTGACTGGTTATAACTCTTATGTTGTTACTTCCGATATTCAGCACAGCACCATGTTGAGTTTCTCCACGGAGAATTACTCCGCTAGGCACATCAAGGTCGCTGGTAAAAAGATATTCACCATTGGGTATTAACAGTGTTTTCTTATAGATGTCGTTGGCATTTCTAAACAGTTCTGTGAACGCAGTTTCAAATGCTGCCACACAGTCTGTGCTACCATCTCCTACAGCACCGAAATCTGCTACACTCACTGTTTCGTCTAATTTGTTCTGCAGACTTCTTGGTATGCTGAGACTGATCGCGGTGTCATCACTGGCAAATCGATAGCTGGAAGCCAGCTCTAATATGTTGTCATGTTCGGTGAGAACTTTGGTGTTGCCCACATACGGAGCACCTTCTAATACGCTGCCGTTACCTATAAACAGTTCTTGGGAATCTATTGCCCACGCAAATTCAGCAGAGCTTAATTGTGGAATGCCACTGTTGGAGTTTTTTTGGCCTCTTCTGACCTGGATTTTCGAGATTTGGACAACGGCCACTTTGATATCCTCTATGTTCTATAGAGTATTTATCTTCCTAGGGCGTAGTATTCCTCTACCTTTGTAAGCCAAGCATCTTGCCACTTGTTAAAGTCTGCAGGTTCTAGTGTAAACTGTTGATATTGAAAATCACGACTGCACATAAAAATAACACCTTTTTTAATGTCTGTGCCGTAGACTTCATTATGTGCTAATATATAGGCCATTAGTTGTAGGTAATAGTCTTCTACCCACTCTGCTTTCTTAGGCTTGTTGGTCTGCTTGTGATCCATAACTGCAGGCTCGCCTTCATGCACACCCACAAGGTCAGTGGTTCCTGAAAACAGTCCTGGAAAGTAAAGACTCTGCTCCATGGCCCATACTTCGCTGACTTTGCTGAGTCCGTTCTCGATAATAACATCGGCCATTTTATTGGCCTGAACATGCACAGGTGCATTACCGGGTTGTCGCTGCTCGCCAACAATAAATCGTTCTAGATTGGCATGCATGGCAGTGCCTACTCCAGCAGCTTCTGTTGTGATCTGCTGTGCTTTTGCATGACCGATTCTATCTCGCCATTCGTTTAAGTGGGTCATGTCCTTGGTGGCTGACAGAATGGTTGTCACACTAGGAAGGCTTTCTCCGTCAGGTGTTAGATACACTCGTTTGCGTGTGACTGGATCGTTGATCTGTTTGCAGTTTTTATATTGAATGCGTTCAATGAACGGAGGGGGAGTAAAAGTAGTAGTCATCCTGTATATATTACAGGAATAATATTAGTTTGTCAAGCCTGAGCAGCTAATTGCTGTGGAGCAGCAGATGCTGCCATTTTGTCCACTGCGTCTTGGCTGGTCTGGCCTTGTTTAACAGGAGTTTGTGTATCTTTGTCTGTGCCGGGCACATTCAGCTCAATGCCATCAGCATTGAAGTTTTTCACTAGACTCTGTATGATTGGACTGGAGTCATAGATGCTTTTGAAAGTTTCATAGTCAGCACCCATTTCAAATCCGCTGCGGTCTGCAATCTGCTGTAGACTCTTCCAATTTAATTTGGCCGCTTGTTTTTTAGAGGATGACCTACCTACAAAGTTTTTGAGTATCATCACAAACTTGTCGAGGTTGGCATCTGTGTCTACAAATTCAAAAAATCTCATCCTAGTTCTGCCAATTGTTTTTGTAAGTCTGTAAGTTCTTGTTGCTTTTGTTTAATAGCATCTTGAACCTGTTTCTTTTGATCTTGTCTATCTTTTGCTGCCTGTGCTGCCTGTGCTGGATCCATGCCGCCACCTGCAAGTCCGCTGGCTTGTGCTGCTTGACCAACTGCTTTGGCTCCTTGTGACACTGCACTGCCGACTCCTTTAGCAAGAGCAGCACCGCCTCTAAGTGCGGCACTACCCAAGGCAGCTGCTCCTCGAGCCACGCCGCCCGCTACTGCTCCCAACACCGGTAGAATTTCGTCTAGCTGTTGTTGTTCTTTAGAGGAAGTGATTTCATCGAGTCGCATTAGCCTGCCAATACTTTTAGTAGACTGCTGCTGCGGTTAATGCTTTCGCGCTGCTCACGGCCTGCATCGCCTAGACCGCCTGCTGCTGGTTCTGCTGCGGCAAACTCGTCTTCTCCGCCGATGTCGCCCATTTCGTCACCCATGTTCATAGCATCTGGTTCTGCTGGACCCATTTCATCTCCACCTACTGCAGGCTCTCCGCCTAGCATTTCTGCGCCTTGCTCTTCACCGGTGAGCATTCTCACTCCTGTGCTGAGTGTTTCTCTAGTGGTTTTAAGATTTTCCAGCGCCTGTTGAATTGCTGGGGCCACTGAACTGATAAAGTTCTTGGCTTGATCAGCACTCATTTCGTCGCGGATGGAATCACCTAACTGTAGCAGTGTGTCATTCTCCATACCTGACAGTTCTTCAATCCAACGGCTGACTCTGTCAACCATGGTCTTTGCTGTGACGATCGCAGAAGCTTGCTGGATCTCACCTTCTCTTAAATTACTCATATTGTCTCCTGTTTGTTCTATGCTTTCATTCTCTTTTTTGTAAATCTTATTGTCAGCTTTTTCACTGCCTTTCATACGATTCATAACTTTCTTTGCACTCTTGTCTGTGGTCATATAGTCGCCGGAAGTCATTGTGTTTACAATATCTTTGCCAGCTTTGTCTTGATAAGACTTCAAAGTGTTCTTACTTAATTCTGTCTGAATGCTTTCAGTTGGGTTCTCACCAGTGATGGAAACTGTCCAATTCTTGCCAGTAGATTCTGATTTTTTACGAGCCCAATCTTTTAGTTGTTCGTAGTGAGCCTGTTCACGCTGATCTTCAGCATACCGACCACGGCCCTTGAATACTTTCCACTTCTTGCCGTTGATACTAACAGCAAAGTTGTTTGGTGGTTCTGTGTTCCCCTCGTCCCAATCTTCTGGGTCACGGCCGCCTTCGTTGTTAACGCTTTCGTAGTCTTCATCACTGCCAAAGCCTGCCGAAGCCAGGGCATACCCATCATCAGTTTCTCCGCCTTCGTCATCATCTGATCCGCCGACCATGTCTTTGAATTGATCTTCTAGATCTTCTATGTAGTTGTCAAAGTCGTAACTATTAATCTCGCCACCGTCTTGATCACTATAGTTTCCATACACTTCTTCCACAGCTGATTCAACATCACCTTGGTTTAGAGCAGCTAGAATTTTATCGAAATCTGGATCTCCGTAGCCGCCGATTTCATTCATGTTTTCGTCGAATCGTTTAAGGATATCCATAAGTTCTTGTTTATCGATATCTGCACCTTCTTCAACTGTGGTATCTACTATGTGCTCTTGACGATCCATTAGTTCTGCAACAATAGCATCGTGCATGAACTGTGCCTTGGTCAGTGTTTCGTTTTCAATGGTTTCATTGAATCCGCTTTCTTGTCGTGCTGTGTGTATTTGGGTGCGTAATTTGTTACGTGCATCCTCTAGCTTTGTAGTATCAAAACTCTCTAGGTCTAGCCGTGTTCCAAATGTCTTAGACAACGACTCGTTGAGTCTTTTAGAAGATCTGTTGTTTTTAAAAAGGTCGGTTGTTCTCATTTTATGGGATCCAAATTGATGTAGTATTTATTCAATTCACAGCAAACGTTCTGCTTGATTTTTAGCAGTAATAGTGCGATCTCGGCTTTCACTGTAGCGAGCCCACAGCACATCTGCACGATCATAGTCCTGAATATGTATGGCTTTTTGATGCTGAGCCCTCAACATCTGGCTGTCAACAAACCAACGTCCGTATTCTTGATCAGCTCGATACAACTGATCAACTGATAAATGACTGTGTCTCATCGCCAGAATATTGGCCATTTTGATGGCCACAGAGTTCAAGTGTATTTCTGCGTAGAGTAACTGTGATTTCCTATAAAGGAATTTGAGATTGTCTTGATTGGTTATCAACACATCACCTACTAGAATACCCTCCGGAGTTTTAACAGGAATGATATTTTTAGATAATTCTCGACGAACTATCTGTTCTAGTCTACGGCTGATTTGTGTCATAAAAAAAGGACCTATGGTCCTTATTTAAGTGCTGTTACTTCATGCTCCGAAGAACTTGAGTATGGTCTGTAGATTCAACTGTCCAGTCCATCCTAGACCAGCTATGAATGCCATTCCTACCATGCCATACATCATCATCTTGTTTTTGCTTTGTTCTAATTCGTTGAGTTTTTTACCTAATTCTGCATGCTGTGTGCAGGAGGCATCATACATTTGATTTAATTTCTCCGTGAGTCCGTCACGAGTTTTGTCCAGGCAATCGTGCATGTCCTTGACATCAACTTTTATGTCATCTAGTTTCTCGCCAAGATTTGAAACCTGCGTTTCTACTATTCCAACACGTTCTGCTACTGTAGGCATTAAGGCCGTCTCCAATGTTATAAGTCAAGTGCTCGCTCCGAGCCATGTGCCTAGTCTATGATTGAATGCCTAATGGGTGCCTTTGAACTAGTATTTATGCTGACTGTGTAAAAACACACTTTGCCTAAATCATCGTTACCCAAGTATTTATCATGTCACCTTGAGTTTGAAAGGCCGCAGGATCTATGTCTTCACTGTTTTCTAAATCAGCAATCACAGGCACATGGTTGAGATCATGTGCCAATAGATAAACTGGATCATCGTTGTGAAGGAAAACCTGATCACGTTCACAATCAAACTCCCAGGTCCAATACGTGGCCTTGCCTGATGCCGGCTCAGGCAGTCTTCCTGTGTGCTTTTTTGGGTCACGCAACCATTCCACGTTGGATCGCATGCCTATGGCCTGCAGCAGGCTGTTGAAGTTGGCCTGTTGACCCAACAGAGTCTTGTCGGTGTCGTTCCTATCAG